TGATATTTGAATATGTATTCATTGCATATTCTATTATACAAACGTTCTCTGATTTCTGCATCTTCTATAACCTCGAAGAAATCTTTTGATTGAAACTTGAATTCTTTAAACACTTCACCAGTATTCACATCAATATCTTCATATGTATACCATGCTCCTGCTTGTTTAACAAGTTTAAAATCTTTCATCACTTTGAGCCATCCGCCATAGTTGTCAATGCCAGAATCAAAATAGATTTCATAATCAATACTACGAAGTGGCGGCCCCATACGATTCTTAACAACTGTAACACGTGTCTTGATGCCGACAACTTGTTCCTGGCCTCTCACCTTCGCTTTGATTTGCCCCATGTTCTTGAGACGAAGTCTTACTGATGAGTGAAAAGGAATTGCTTTGCCGCCTGATGTTGTCCATGGGTCACCAAACATAACTCCCATTTTAGTACGAAGCTGATTTGTAAAAATCAAACAAATTCGCTCTCTTGCAATCCAGTTAGTTACCTTTCTCATGGCTTTTGAAAGAATAATAGATTTAGATGTTGCATAACCATCCTTATCATATTCCATGCTCATTTCTTGCTTTGTAGATGCGCCCATTACTGAATCAACTACAATTGTAACTAATCTGTCTTTGTCAGACTTACGTACATTTTCAACAATTGTTTCAATAGTTTCAAAAATTTCTTCAATTGTTTCTAAAGGTACATAAAGCATTGATTTTAGATCAACGCCAATAGCAGTTAAAAACTCCGCTGATGTTGCTGACTCAGTATCAATGTAAACTGCTAATCCACCTTTCTTTTGAGTTTCTGCTAACGTGTGAGCTGCTAATAGCGACTTACCCGAAGCTTCTAACCCAGTAATTTCTGTGATCCTTCCAACCGGAAATCCTCCATGAGGACGATTGGATATCGCCAAATCCAACATTGAGTGTCCTGACGATATCCATTCCTTTACATTGGTCGGAGCATCATTATCACCTTCAAGAAAGAATGCGGTCTTGTAATTTTGACCTTTGAACTGAGTATTAACTGCTGCAGCTAATGTTTCTGCTAATGAATCTTCCAGTTCATCTTTACTCTTTGACTTTTTAGCCATAAATTGCTCCTTGTTATTTATTCATTGAAAAGATCATCAAATGCAGCTCCCACATCTGATGTTGCTGTCGCTTTTGGTGATTCTGATGCAACCTCATCTGTTGTAGTAGACGAAGTTTCTTGTTCTACATCTGAATCAGCATTTTCTGGATTCATCCACGCTTTAAGAGCATCTTCAAGATCTGAATACTCAGGCTCTGGATAGATATCCTCAATCTTAGGCTGCTTCATGATAAGCTCTGCAACGGCTTTATCTTCAGTAGCTGCAGATTGATTTGGCTTCACACGAATTGCAGTCTTAGGATATCCTCCTCCTTCTGCAGGTGTAAATTCTACATCAATATCACGTCCATTTCTCAAATCAGTGATATCTCCATAATCTGGATCAGCAATGATCGAAAGAAGTTCTGTGTAGATTGTTTTTCCAAATCCCCAAAATTTAACACCTTCTTCTTCCTTACCTCTTACGATGACAGGAACATATGTTCTCATCTTCGGCTCAATTTTGCGACCCATTACCCAATCATCTTTGTCGCCGGTCTTTTTAAGTTTATCAGCGAATTCTACAATTGGATCTGGATTACCATGAGTAATCGGTGAAAGCATACTACGCTTTGGAATGTCGTAGTGAAAATAAAGTTCCAGGAATGGATTTTCTTTGCGGTGAACGTAAGGTACAATGCGGATACGCTGCTTGCCCTCTGTTGGTCGCCATAGGTTAGACTTCTTGTTGTCTTGATTGTTAAGTGAACTTAGTTTGTTCTTAATTGCATCTAAATCTAGTGCCATAATAAGTACTCCTTAATTGTTTAAATTAGTAAAAAGATTAATTATTTAAATTATTATAATAAGTTTTGGACGTTAATCCAAGATAAATGTTTAATTGATGTTTAAGTTATTAATTATATACCTTTTGACTTTTGCCATGGGTGTACACGATACCCATAATTGCTCGTATCTCCTTGTTCTATGCTTCTTGCGTGTTTTAACAGATGTGATAAGTTATCCATAACAGTATTCAAAATACCTCTAAAATCTGAACGTGTTTGGACGGTTGGATACAATTCTCTGAATGCGTTCATATAAGCAGTCTGAGTTGCTGTCCCAGTTGGTTTGTCTTTGTAAATAGAAACAAGGTCACGAACATCATTTTTAAATTCTGACATATCAAGACGTTTTGGTTTGATAAGTTCATATGACTTAGCTAATAGGTTAAGAGTTTGTTCGGAATGAGCTGTATCTGCTTCTGGGTCAAGCATTGGCAATTCACCTTTTTGTCCTAGAGATTGATATCCTTCTTGTTCTGCAAGATTCTTGGTTGCGAATCGGCGCATGTTTTCTGCTAAAATGTTTCGTTTCATATGATTCCTTTTACATATATAAATATAAGCATTTTTAAATTCATTACCAAGTAATCTTGCGAAAAAATTTCAACTTAATTACTCGATACCCAGAATCCTCATCCGTTAAAATAAATGAATTTGCAAATTGTTGCCATGGTAATATGAATGATTTGTCTAATATGCCATTGTTCTGGCTACGGATTACTTCATTCATTGCATTTACTGTATACAATGTATTAGTTTCTTTTTTGCGATGGATGCTGATTGTGTTTGCACCTCGTTCCCCATAAATGTTTGCATTGTATGTGCAATATAAATCATTCAGTCGTTCTTCGTTTGCAAATGCAAATATTCGGCGTTCCGGTATTTCGTATTTTGATTGTATATAATCTGTTATTATATTTAAATCGTTACGATGTGCGAATGTACATAATAACTGTGTTTTCAATGGTTTATCCTTTATATTCTACTTTTGTTAAGGAATCTTGCGCTGATGCTTTGATTGTAGTTACAGGAACACCTATTAAAAATTTTGAATCGAATATATCTCTTATCTGTTCAAAATTTGCTTCTTTATCTAATACAATGTATTGTTTATTACGACCAATTGCAATTAATAAATTCCACGGTTCGTTAGAAGCATAATATAAAAACTCGACTGCGGCTAATCTTGGTAACAATTCATTGATATCAATTATTCCATTTTGTTGTATACTCGGCTGTGCTACTAATGATTTTATATCACCGGTAAAATTTTTATAAACTTGCATTAATGAGTTTGCGTATATATCTACAAATTGCTCTCTAGTTAAAATATTAGAACTAATTAATTCCTTTACCTTTTCATTTAATGGAGATATACTTGTTTTATAATATAATTGAGTATTTATATCACCCCATTCTAACAACTCTCCTGTTTTTTGTTCATATATTTTAGAAATTTCAGACATTATGTAGCTGGATACGTCGGCTCCTGTACCATAGCCTGCCTGACCTCTAAGTCTAAACCCACCAGCTATTGTTACTTTTACTTCTAACGTTTTGTCATATATACCAACATCTCCTGCTTTTGGTACATTTCCACCTTGTAATGTAATACGTAAAAAATTTTCAGCAGCTCCTGTTGTAACGCCGCCGAAAGTAGGTTTGTATGTATACAACCAATTATCAAATTCAGGTGTAAATTTTATATGATTACTAATAACAGATAAGTTGCCTTCAGTACTTAACGCATCAAAATCAAATTGAGTACTAGGTTTCGTTAATAGTTGTTGTAGTTTAACATAACTGTCTAATTCAACTGCTTTATCAAATATTCGTTTTGCTGTTTGTTCGTCAAAACCTTTTTCTTGCAATCCTTTTATAACACTCGACTCTGAAGTAGCACTGTCAATTAGTCTTGAAATATATCTAATTAATTTATCTGGCAATGGTGTGTTATTGATTACTGCAATTAAATCTTCTTTAGTATAACCTTCAAATAACAATTGTCCATACTTATTAACTGTTTCAGTAATTTCAAGTGTATTATTTGAATAATCACTATGAATGGCGTCTTCCTGTTCCGTAATTATGTTACCTGTTCGAGCACGTTCAACAATGCGTTGAATGTCGGCAACATCTAAATCAGTCATTTCTGATAAGACTTCGCCTAACTTATGGTAATCTGAATCCGTTTTTGGATACCCGGCCGGAAGTTGGTATCTCCATTCTAATAAAATTTTATTGATAATATCCATAACTATGATACACTCTTCATTTTACTATAAATATCTCCATACTTCAGTTTCACCGGAAAGTTTCCCTCTTCTATCATTGTTCTAAGAGCGGGAACTACCTCACGTGCCTCTGCAGAGTTGACATCAAATAATAATGAATCATATGTATACAGTATGAGCTTCGAAGTTTTATCTTGCAAATATGCAACAACCCGTTCCATTTTTCGGACTGAGACTTCAGTTTCTAACGCCTGTAAATAGTAGTTGAACAATTTATTTGCTGTTACTCGTTCAACACCTTCCATTGTAATTGGTCTTCGTTCAACTGGTGTTGTGATGTATCCTTGTTTTTTATATTCGCCCCACAACTTCCAAATTAAATCATTTACTTGT